CCTCCGTGACGTCGGGCTGGTCAATCGGTAACACATAGACCAATGGCAGATCGAGCGTGTATGAAATCCGATGGTCGTGCGTGAGCAACCCCGTCCCGACCGCGCCCGCATCCAGAATCAGGGTCGGGTAGAAGTCCGAAAATCGAACCCGCGAACCAATCGGGTAATCATCTCGAAACATGGTCGTCGGCGATGAGGTTGATGAGTCAATGTCAATAACCACGGCGGAGGTCGGGGAGCCGACTGCCGAGTGAATAAGGTGGTATTCTCGCTTGCCGGTAGGTGGTCCCGATTCGATGACAAACTCATCGGTCGCAGCCGGTTCCACCGAAGCCGAAGCTGCATGGTACTTCTCAGTGATGACCTTGCCGCAGTAAACGCGCATGTCACCCTGTTGTGTGTATGTCGCAGTCGTGGCTGCCCACGCTTTCGATGAATCCAACCCGAACGCCACGACGCCACCCCGCTCCAGGTGGTTGATCATCGCACTGAACTTTCTGAATAGGTCCCGGTCGGTGAAGCGCTCGAGTACCAACCGAACGTCAAGCCACGGCCTAAGCATCTCACGTGACCTACCACCATGAAGCGAGTACGTGTCGATGACGTCACGCCGTGGTGTCACCTGAAGGTCGCTCATGTCCTCCGAAAGCGTGATCGTTTCCCGTGCGCCGAGAAGCCCGCTCATGTGCGGCCACCATGTAAAGAACGGGCTTGCCATCAAATGCTCCTGACTGCTGAACCGGAGCCCCACAGTGGTACGGTGGCGCGCCCATTCGCTCCCATTTCGCGGTCAATCAAACGTGACAACTCTGGTATTGAATCAGGGTTGACCACATTGGTATTTATCGTGAGATTCGTGCCCGCTCCAGCAAACGCCGCCAAGCCCTTTGATGCGGTACCGGTGCCGGCGCCCGACGAGGGCACGACCCGTTCGCCTTGATGGAGCAGGTAGGCATCCGTCTTGGGAATGAAGCCACCGGTCTGTTTGGACCCACCGATGGTGAAGAAACTTTTGATGGCTTTCCACCACTTCGCCAGCGCCCGCCCGATCCCCATAATCATCGCCGGGATTAGCCTCGTGAAGAACATCGTGAAGAGGCGAGGCACGAGTTTGACCACCATCATGATCAGGGCCTTCGGCAGTTCGAACAGCAATATCGGTATCAGAGCCTCAACCATGTCAGGGATGCTGTTGATGATGGCCGTCGGCAACTCAATCAACAGTAGGGGTATCAGTTCGGTAAGGATGCTTGGCAGTCCCTTGATGATGGACCTAATGCCCTCGATGACACCTTTGACGGCGCCGGCGACCTGCTGACCCATGATTTCACCACGGTCCACACCCTCGGCGGCGATGGCCTTATCGGCTGCGGTGACTTGACCCGCACGAGCGATGTCCTCTTTGCCGAGCCCCTGGGCAGCCAGTTCGTCCTCGCTGAAACCAGCCCTTTCGGCCTTTTCGCGGCGCTTCGCCAGTTCGGCCTGTCGCTTCTTGGCCGCCTTTGCTGCCTCTTCCTCAATCGCTGATTCGTATGCGGCTGCTCCCTGTTGGCCTACGCCAATCAATGCCCCCGCCCCAGCGCCGACCGGTCCGGCACCGGCGAGCATACCCATGCCCCCGCCCATGATGTCAGCCGCACCCGACATGGCACCACCTACTGCCCCCGCCTTCGCTTGCCGTTCCGCTTGTTCTACTGCGGCAGCCGTAGCCACCGAAACGGCGTTCAGGTTGGCTATCATACCGTCCTTGACCTGAGCGAATGCAGCCTCGCCGGTCGGGCCGAGCTGCTTCGCGGTCGCCTCTGCTCTCAAGAATGCGCCCGACATTTCAATCAGCGTGCTTTGGATTTCTTGAATCGCGGTCTTGGGTTTTGCCATCGCTTGCGCGGTTTCGGAGAATGATTTGCTCAGACCCCAGACCTCGCCGTTGAACTTTTGAATGTGCGAGGCAGCCTGTGCTGACGCTTTAGCTGCGGCCTTCGCTGCCTTTTCGGCTTCCTTGGCTGCTGTTGCGGCTTCCTTGGCTGCGGCCTTGTCAATCCCAACGATGGTCATAATGGCGTCATCGTCCGCCTGGTCAACGGTGACATCCACCTCAACATCAGCCAAGTCCGCCAGCTTCTTGCGAATCTCATCAACGGCAAGTCCCGTGCCCTCGAAACCATCAACAAGGTCATCGAGATGCTTCCGCTGTTCTTTCAGTTTGTCGTTCTTGGCAATCAGCAGCCTGTATTCATACTGATGTCCACGTTGGACCCGTTCCATTTGCTGAACCGAAGCCTCACGTTCTTCCGTGTCCATGCCGAGCGTTTTCTTGATTGCCACCCCGGCCTTGCCGACCGCGATGGTGAAGGCAATCCACGCCCCCTTCAGTTCGGACATGATGGCATTGAAGCCGATCCCTATGCCCGCAAAGGTATTGAACAGACGAGCGAACCGGGCTCCCAGCCCGATAATGAAACCGAAATGTTCGGCGACGCCCAAGAGCGCACCGGTCAGTTGCCCGCCGACCACCCCCGCCAACTCACCGGTTCGTTTCTTGTTCTCGCCCAGGACCCTGAGAATATCAATCAAGACCAGCTTTGCAGCCTCGAACAACTGACTGTCAGCAACTTGTTTCGAGAACCCTGTAAACTGGTCGCTCAGTGTGCTCATCAACCCGGAGAACGTGCCCGCGAGACGCGCGGTCCCACCGACCAGCTTCTCATTCGTTTCCAACGTGTTCATTAGGGCGTTTCTGAACTGCTCGGTTGTCATGGCAGTCACAGCCATTCCAGCCTGCATCTCCACCATGCCGATGACACCTCTTTCACGCAACACGTCAGCCGCACCCGCACCCGCTGAAAGCGCCTTACCCACGCCGCGAGCTGCTTCAACAAGGTCCAAGCCCATCGCGCCGGCAAGGTCCATCACCCCGTCACGCACCCGTGGCGCATTGACACCGAAGGCTTCGAGCGTCGTTTCAGCCTCGACCAAGCCTGCTATTTGGAACGGGGTTCGCGCAGAGATGTCGAACAGTTCTTTGACGCGGGCTTTGCCCAAGTCCATGTCGTTCAGCAAACCACCGAGCCGGGTCTCGAACTTCTCCAATTGCGCCGCCGTGCCAATGGCGTCCCTGCCCATCTTGCCGTACCCAACGCCCAGGGCGGTGACGGCGACGGTCAACCCGGCGACGGCTGCCTTGGCAACCCTCATTCCCTGTGCTTGCACAATAGCAAAGTTGCCTGATTGCTTCTGTGCCTTCGATGTGCCTTTGAGTTGGGTTTTCAGTCGAGCAAGTTCTTTCTCTAACTCGTCAGCCCGTTTGGATGTGAGCCTGAGCCCTGCCGATACCTCATCCTCCAGTTCAAGAAGGTAGGTAATCACATTGTCAGCGGCCATGGTTCACCTCAATCCCTCAGTACAACCACGGGAAAGACCGGCATATTGTCCTTGTTCAATCTACGTAGAAGAACGCTCGACGTTGCATCGGCTTGCATCACACACGCCATAGCAAGGCTCAGATCCCACACGTCCAATTGAAGCACCTCACTTGGCAGTACGCCGTACCTTCTTGCGATTTGGTCGAGAATCAGAAGCGTCTCCGGATTCTTTTCGAAACGAGCGCAGCCGTTCAAGGGCTGCACCTCCATCCGTGGACAACGACATGATTTCTCCGAACAGTTCATCGCTGACAGATGTGGGAATGGACCCGACCCAGATTATGCCCTTCGAGGCGTCACCGGCATCTCGGTCCAATGTGACCTTCACCTTCTCCCACTCTTCCGTCTTTGGGTCGCCGACCTCCATGAGGCCCGACGCCACAACGGCATCCTTGAGTTTTGCCATGGTCTGCAACTGTTCAACCGGCGCCGACGCGACCTTGCTCTGAATGGTCTCTTGGTCCTCGTCCTCACCTTCTGGGTTGTGCTCCAGGCCCTGAGCCATGGCGAGGGCAACGTGCCCCACCGAAGCCAAGTCTGCCGAACATATCTTTCGGACGCGCCAAAGCATCCCACCTGATTCGATGACGTTGATGGCGCTGTTTTCAATAGCCCCGAGGATGGTTCCCATGATTCACTCTCCTGTGTTGTAGGTGGTTAGCCGTTGTGAACAGGCGTGCTGTTCTGGTTTTTGACCGCGATGGTCGTGCCAAGTGCGAGGGCGCTGGCTCCGTCACCCTGCGCCTTGAATGTCACGCTCGCCGTAACCAAGCCGGTCTCTGAAATCTCGTCAGTATAGGACTCGATGTAAGCAGCGTTCAGCGAGAATGTGATTTCACGCTCGTCGCCGGATGACGCACCATTGTCGAAGGTCACCGTCAGGTCATCCACCGCATCGGCAATGAACGCCTGATACCCGTTGATGTCGTCCGTCTCGAACGACACCGTGATGGTCGAGGACCGGTAGTCAGATTGAACCGGCTGCTTGGTCAGCAACGACCCCAGGCGCATGCGGTCCGACAGCCCGTTCTCCAGTTTGTATTCAAAGTCAATCAAGGTGAACGTCTGGCTGTTCCATCCCAACGTGCCCGCATGGTTGTGCAGAATCAGGTTCTCATAGGTCGGGTCGATGAACGTGAGGGCCGTGTTACCGCGCGCGCGGAGAGACGGGCTGGTGTCAGCGCTCGTCTCGGCAATCATGTCGAGTGACAGGCTCATCACCTCGCCAGCCGCGCAAGACATGGTCAAGGTGTTGAATACGGTGCCTTCGAATGTTTCAGAGTAGTCGCTTGTCCCACGTTGGAGCCTGATGGTAGTACCCGCCACCGGGACATCGCCCATCGTATAGGTATGCGTGTTCGGTGTACCCGCCGAGGTGGATGATGCCCCCAGGGCGTGATGAAGGAAGAAGCCGATATTGTCATAGGTTGCCTCCAGTTCGAGGCTGCCGCTGACCTTGTCCGAAACGATATAATGACCCTTTCGTAGACCAGCGACGCCAGCGACCCGCAGGTTCGCCCGTTCGACCTTCTCAACCTGCCGTAGCATCGAGCACGAAATGATCGGGCGCGTAACGGTCGCAGCGTCGACTGCTGTGCCGTAGGTGGTTTCGAGGGCTGCCCCGACGAATGAGTTGCGTCCAAAGTAGGATGAGGTTGCCATGATGAATCACTCCGAAATAGGTCAGGACGTATGGGCAATCAGATTGTCCACGATAAGAGTAGCACGTTGGTCAAGAACACGAAGGGCACCGGCATCGTCAATCAGGCCGACGAAGATATTCAGAAGATAGATTCCCTTGTTCGGGCTGTACGTTGGATTGCCCGGTTTCAACAGCATCTTCACCATATAGTTCTGGCCGATGGTGGTCAGGTTCGCCGTGGTCAATGTGGACGTCACGTCTGCACCACTGGCCGCTGTGATTTGCATTTGCACATACGCTATTTCTTCATAGCGCCGTGACCGGTTGGACGGTCGGGCTAGTTGGGCAACGCACGACCTCAGATCCCACCACACATGAATTTGGTCGCCGCTCGTTTTTCTGATGCGATGAGTTGGGTACGTCTGGTCCGGTGCGATGGCTCCGCACTTGATGATGGGCGACTGCGCATCTCCTGGGGCAGCAAGTTCAATCTTCATCGTCTGCATATTTGACGGGTTGATCGTGTTGTCGGCATTGGTCGAGGCTCCGCTATTGCCCCAATACAGGAATGCCCCCACCGACGCATTCTCGGCAGCCGACCCGATGGCCTGACTCACGTCGTAGCCGTCAACCTGAATCGCGCATGATTTGCTCGACACTGACGGCGTTCCATTGAATGCCCACGGGATGCCGGTCAACCCGTCGGCCTTCGTGATCCGCACGTCTCCAAAGTCGCTCTTGACGTTATCCCAAAACTTGCCCAGGGCGGCTGGAATGGTCACGGACCCGTCGATTGTGGCGTTGCCGCCAACGTTTGGGAACGTCAACGGAATGCGGTATTGCCAATCTTCATCAAACCACGCCATCAGGTCCCTCGCTTCTCGTTGTACTCAACAGATACTCGGAGCGTGGCAACACCGTATCCCGGGACCTGTATCGCCT